GGGTGGAAATGCACGAAAACAACATTGAAACATTAAATAAAGAAATAGTTGTTATTGAGACCGAGATTGCTACACTACAAAACACAGACGTAACAGTAGAAGACAAAAAGACAGAAACAATTGCAGGATTCCAAAAAATATACGATGATTATGTAGAAGATAGACGGGCACGACAAGATGCGTTATCTTCACGCAACAAAACAGATACAGAAGCAAGAACCACACGCAGACAACAATTACTTGATCGTTTATCTACACTAGATTCCGCAAAAACTGCAATAGAAGCAAAGGGTGGTGGATTATTTTCAAGCAACAAAAAGAAACTTGAAGAGTTACGAGTTGCTCAACAACCAGAACGAGACTCTATCGCATCTTCGTTATCATCCATTTCAGAAGAAGAAAGTTCTGCAACAAAACGATATAACGACTCACTTGCAAAAATAGACGAAGAGATTTCAACGGAATACGATAAATTTGTGGAAAAAGTAAATGGACTTCGTGATACAACAAACGATTTAGATAATGTATCAGTCATTGAAGACAAGTATGACAAAATAAAATCCAATCAAGCAGATATCCTCGTAGAAAAAGAAGCAATAAGAGATACAGACATAGGAAGTTTTAGATTCATTGCAGAATCATTTAATTTACCAGTTGATACTGTTGTTAAGTGGTTCATTATTGTTATAGTATTAGTATTTGATCCCGTGGCGGTCGCATTAGTGCTTGCATACAACATAATGGTAGGTGGAAGAATGACTCTTGGAGAAGAGTTACCGAAAAAAAAAATTGGATAGATAATTTACCATTTGCCGATAAGTTACAAAAAGAAGGTGACTTTGAAGAGGAAGTGGTTATATTAAAATCACCAACCCCTACACCAACTCCTACACCGTCACCGAGTCCATCACCGAATCCTACACCGTCTCCGAGTCCATCTCCGACTCCCACACCAACACCGAGTCCATCACCAACTCCAACTCCAACACCGTCTCCATCCCCAACCCCAACTCCAACACCTTCACCAACTCCAACTCCAACACCGTCTCCATCCCCAACCCCAACTCCAACACCTTCACCGACTCCATCCCCAACCCCAACTCCAACACCTTCACCGACTCCAACACCTTCACCGACTCCATCCCCAACCCCAACTCCAACACCTTCACCGACTCCATCCCCAACCCCAACTCCAACACCTTCACCGACTCCATCCCCAACCCCAACTCCAACTCCAACACCGACTCCTACACCTTCACCGACTCCTTCACCGACTCCTACACCAACTCCAACACCTTCACCGACTCCTACACCATCCCTTCGTCCAATTTTAAAACCAAAGGACGATAATGTTATTACGACTGCAATGTATGATAACAGTGACCCTAATATAGAGGAAAATAAAGGTCCCTATTATGTCCCTTGGAAAAAAACATCTATGGACTTATATAATAAAACACAAGAAGCTGATAATAATATGTTTGCAAGAACACGATACCGAGGAGTAAACGGCTATATTCCTGGTAGCACTCTTGGAAATATTCCGACAAAAGATAAAGCAACCGAAGATGAATCAAATAAAAAAGATAAAGAATAATATATATTACATTCAAAACAACATTGACATATTAAATAATATATGTTTATTATTAAGTAATGTTAGAATTATATCCTAATTTAATCGTATCTTTTTTTACCATAATAATATGTGTGCTAGTTTTTATATGCTTTAATTTATATAAAAAAATAATCATATATGAGTCGTGGGTAACAAGAATAAGAACTAAAATAAATTCACTAAAAACCTCAATAGAAGAAATTGATGATAGAAATTTATTTGAAACTGACGATGATGTGGGAGCCGCATACGAAGAAATATCAGAATTGATAAAAGACTTCGATGACGAAACAGAACTAAAATGAATGAAATATTTATGGAAGATGCAAAATCTAAATCAAAAAAGACCAAACCAACAGAAGATAAACCTACGGATGGTAAAGAAGTAAAACGTGTAATTAAGCGAAGACGCAGGAAAAAGAAAGGTAAAATATACTTTTCTAAGGATACTGAACTAGCAATTATTGAATATAATAAAAGTGAAGATGTTGTAGAACGAAATAAAATATATAATGCAGAGATATCATATGCGTTTGATAAACTTGCGGAAAATATACTAAATACATTTAAGTTTTCATACTTTCAGTGTAGTCACGAAGAAGTTCAACAAGAAGTGGTAAGTAATTTAGTTAGCAACATTCACAAGTATAAACCTGATAATGGAAAAGCATTTTCTTATTTTAGTATAATAGCAAAAAACTTTCTTATATTATATAATAACGGAAACTACAAAAAATTTAAAAAACACGTAAGTGTAGATGATACCGAAACAGTTCATACAGAACTTGAGTTAAGTATCAGTCCAAAAACAACACGGACAAAAAAAGAACTATCTGAATTTTTCTCACTTATGATTGATTATTGGGAACACTCAATAGTAAAAGTATTTAAGAAAAAGCAAGAGTTAAATATAGCATATGCGGTTCTTGAGATATTCAGAAACTCAGACAGAATAGAAAACTTTAATAAAAAAGCATTGTATCTATACATCCGTGAAATGACAAATTGTAAAACTCAGAATATCACGAAGGTTGTCAATAAAATGAAAGACTTGCAAAAAAAGATACAATTAGAATATATAGAAACTGGTGATATTAAAATAGGTGATATATAATATCTAACTAAAAAAATATATGTATATTCATATTTATAATTATGGATAACGACACAGAGATATTTGCAGGTAAAACATTCTCCTCTTTGGCCAAAGATATTTATTTTAATTCAAAAACAAAGTCAGGACAAATAGAGCAGTTAATCAAGGATCTACGGACAATGATTAAAGATGCAGGAAGTGCAACTGTTATTGCACCAATGATCAAAGACTATCTAGATGTTTCTATTAAGAATGATGATCAACTTGTTAAGTTGTCGGCTGTATTACAAAGATACATAAACGGAGCAAGTGGTGGAGATGATAATGCAGGTGGGGGTGGTGGTGGATTAACTGATTCAGAAAAAGAAGAACTACTCAATTCCGTCAAAAATAGTATGGAGGACATACAATCAGACGAAACCAATATTACTTCCAATTTGGATTCAATAATTAAAAAGGACTCTACTGGTGGCACACACAAAGACAAATCATCAAAATAATAGATCAGAAACAGAACTACACAGGTTACTTACACAAAGGCAATCTCATCTAAACAAACCTGATGTAAACTTATTTTATGAATTAGAGGCTGCGGTTGTTATTGATGTAATTCGTGATGAAAATCATCCAATTTTCAAAAACAACAAACCCAAGGTTGAAAGATCAACTTGGCCAGATGAATATAATAATCCAGAATCTGAACCAGAGGAAGAGTCTTTTGATTATTCATGGATAGGAAGGGTAAAAGCAAGATTAATACACAGTCAGCAACAACAACCGATTGAAACATTAGATTGGATTACACCACTTGAAACTGGTGTATACGAGTATCCATTGGTAAACGAGGTAATTATCGTTTCTTTTTATATGGATAGAGCATACTACTCAAGACGATTAAATTCACGAAACTTTATAAATAATAGTGCAGATTACCAAACCGAACATAGATATGGTATGAGTGGTGGGGTTGACGAACAAAAAAGTCCAGGATCACTTAAAGGAGCAAGAAATAAGTCCAATTTGTGGCCGGACTCAAATAGGTATAGTGGTTCGGGTGAAACTATGGGAACAAAACCTTATCTCGGTAAATACTTTAAAGCAAACAACAAAATTCGACCTCTTAAACACTACGAAGGTGACACAATAATACAAAGTAGGTTTGGAAGTAGTATTAGATTTGGTTGTTATGAAGATGATCCAAAAATAGATCAAGGATCATCGTTCGGTTACGGAGAATCTTATGAGGATGCATTTGGCAATCCTATGATTTTAATAAGAAACAGACAAAAAGTCACAAAAGAATTAGAAACCAGGTATCAATATAACATTTTGGAAAATGTAAATGAAGACGGAAGTTCAATCCAAATTACATCAGGAGAAACACAATCAAAGTTTGTGCCAACACTAACTCATGAATATGATAATGTACCGTACAGAAGACGTGGGTGTGTACATAAAACATTCAACGGTTTTGACAGCCTGGCCAGAAGTAACATAGGCATACGAAGTGATATAATTGATAAGGAACTAAGAGATTAATATGGCAAAATCCGATTCAAATTGTGCATCGTGCAACAAAAAAGATAGTCCGTTAACATTAAACAGACAACAAGTTGGTGGATTCGCATCAACTGGAAATCTTGGAGGAGCACTTGGTGCTTCTTTTGGACTTGCAGTAGGTCCTAGTGTAGGTGCTAAAATCGGAAACAGAATGGGTAATACACCAACAAGTTCGTTGATGAGTTTTATTGATACACCCGGTACACCCGGTCAAAAACGATCAATGAATAAAAAACAAAAAAATAATCATTTAATAAAATCAGTTGGTCTCGGAAATTTTTCATTAAACTCATCATTTGAATCAGGATTAATAAATGCGGTGGGTGCGTCAAAAAATAGTTCTTTAGATTTTTTGAAAAATAGTGACACGGGTTCTTCTATTCTGGCTGCAAGTGCATTAGGAATTGAAATGCCTAAAGCTGATTTACTTGGAACTAGTTCTAATGACAGTTCTATGTTTAAACTTTTAAAATTTGCTTCTTTTGGGTTGTTGATTATGTGTGGACTTTTAAGAGGAAAGCAACGTGGTGGTCCGGGTGGGTATAACTCAACAACCGAGGAGTTGTTGGGTCTAATATTGTCAATCAACATAGATTTGAGTTTACTTGACAGACTTAAATCTATATTTGATAAAATTTTAGGACTAAAACCCAACTTTTCATCGTTTGGATTAAGTGATTTTGATATATCAGATGCTCTTACAAGTTTATGTGATTGGGTAGAAAATATGGCATATGGATCACCAACATTAGATTCTTTTAGAGGATCACTGCCGGTTGGCCAAAGCAATAAAAACTTAACGGGATTATTAGGAAATAAATTAATTGGTGAAGGCACATACGATTCATACGCAAAAAATGATTTTGGATTTGACCAACAATTTAAGTCAATTTCAGGAGACATAGATGCTTTAAAATGCGATGCTTGTAATTTAGGAAAAACAGACATAAAATTAATGCAGGGAAGCACGCCATTTGCAGAACTTGAATTTGATCCAAGAAGTGGATTGCAACGTGAAAAAAATCCAGAAGGAATTATTGCATCTGTGGTCGGAGAAACTACACCTGAGGTTTTTAAAGGAGTAGATTATGTAACTACCGGATCAAATATAACATTTGACAATGACAATTTGGGTTCACTTGATACACCAATAGGTACATCACTTACAAATACAGAAACAATCGCAAGTGTAGATTCGTTGATATCACCAGCAAATGTTGGTGATACAAAACTTTTTGTTAACGATAGTACTCAGTTTCCAATCAATTCTCATATGAAACTAGGTGAAGGCACTATTAACGAAGAGTGTATTATGTGTAAGCAATACGGTTCTTTAATACTTGCTGAACCACTTAAAAACTCTCATCCAATTGGAACTACTGTATCACCTCCATATGCAGAAAGTCCATGTAGTTTATTGAAAAATCAAAGTCAAACCCCAATTGGAAAAAAATCAGTATTATCATCCATTGGTGATATTGAAAAAAAATCCGATGTACCAATGACTGATATGAAAGCACAACCACTAAACAGAATATCTAATGATTCAGTAGTTCCTTCAGATAATATCATAGAAAGTGTAAAAAGTAAATCACCCGGAGCATCAAATATAAGTGAACAAGAATCGGGTATAGAATACAAATCAGATGTAGATACTGGGATTGTTTATGACAGTGGTAATATAATAAAAGACACACACGAATCAGAGTCTGGTGATATTGTGACAGACACTTACACACCCGACTCAAACGGTGAATACACAAAAACAAAAACGGAAGTAGTTAGTAAAAAACCGTTTGGTGGAGAACCTGTGGGTCCAGAAGCAACCGAGGTGCAATCATATCACACAGGTAAAACTATAACCAAAGAAGAATTAAATGATACTGTGCTAGAAGATGCCGATTTAAATGCAGTTGCTCTTTTGGCAGAAGAAGATTTAGAAAACCTAAAAGATACAGAACAGGTAAATCAAACACTAAAAGAAGCAGAGCAAGTTTGGGACGAGACATTTGATAAATTAGTAGAAGAAACCGAAAATTTAGTTTTAGAGGAACAATCCTCTGGAATTATATTTGGAGTTCAACTACCCGAGATTTTAAATGGCAATCAAGTTGTTATCAATTCAGAAAGAGTGTTGATTTCCGCAAAAACTCAAGAAGTTGGTATTTTTGCAAAAAGAAAATTCTTTGTATCAACAGATGACGAAATAACAATGAATGCAAAAGAAAGAATTGTTTTAAAAACTGATGCACATACCTCAATAGAATCACCAACGATTCACCTTGGTTGTTATACAACTCGTCACCACCCATCTCTTAAAGGAGATTGTACAGTATGGTGGTTACAAGACCTATGTGATTGGTTATCAGGACACACACACAGTGACCCCTGGGTTACAACAGGATCACCGACTCAACAGGGTTCTTTGGCAGCTTTACGTGCAAGAGCTCCAACTTTATTGAGTGAGCGAATATTTATATCAGGATAGAAAGGTTATATATACATGAAAAAATCAGAATTAGTCAAAATAATTAAAACTGCGGTAAGAGAAGAAATTAAAAGCTGCTTGCCAAAATTGCTAAGTGAACTAACGGTCAATCAACCAATTAAAAAAAATATTGATCCAGTTGAAATTACAAACGAAATACTAAGTGTTGGTAGAGCAAAGCATAAAAAACCACAAAAAACATATAGTAACAACAAGATTCTCAATCAAGTTTTAAATGAAACGGTTGGTGGAGTTCCACAAGAAGGATCAAAGGTTGGTGATACTAACAAATTTACTGATTTAAATGGTCAACCCGTGGAAGTTGAGCAATTACCTGATCATGTTTCAAACGCATTGACACGTGATTATTCTCAATTAATGGGGGCAGTAGAAAAGAAAAAGAAACAAAAAATGGGAATAAACTAATTTATGTCAAATAATGTTCCAGTGGGTATAATGCTTCCTTATGTAAAAGGAAATGACGGGTATTTTCAACAAACATACTCGGATGTTACTCGTATTTATACAAATCTAAAAATGCTACTTATGACATCAAGAGGAGAAAGACCTATGATGCCAACATACGGAAGCAAACTCAGAGAGTTGTTGTTTAGTCCAAATCTAGAATCTTATGTTGACGAAATATTTTTAGAATCTATTACAGAATGCACAGAAAGATGGATGCCTGAGATAACAATAACGGAAGTGAATGTAGAACGAGACTCGGATGACTATCCTAATAAAGCAACTTTAAATATTTTCTTTTCAATAAACCAAATACCAGACTCATACGAAGAACTTACATTGGAGGTAGACGCATAATGGAAACTGACTCAAACTTAAACTCACTAATTTCTTCAGGAAAAGAAATTGATTATATGAGTAAAGACTTTAACTCATTTAAATCTAGTTTAGTAAATTATACAAAGTCATACTTTTCAGAATCGTATAAAGATTTTAGTGAAAACTCAACTGGAATGATGTTTATTGATTTGGCAAGTTATGTGGGTGATGTTTTATCTTATTATATAGATTATCAATTCAAAGAAAGTTTTATGCAGTATGCATCGGAAAGAAAAAACATTGTTACACTAGCAAATTACCTTGGATATAAAATAAAAACCTCAGTTGCATCAACAACCAACTTAGAAGTATTTCAAATAGTTCCATCAAAAATTAATAACAACGGAGAAAACGAACCAGACTACAAATACGCACTCAATATCAGAGAAGGAATGGAGATTACATCAAGAGGGGGTTCTTCAACTAAATTTAGAACAATTAATGCAATTTCATTTGCGGAAAATACACAATCTTCTAAAACTAACATAAGTGTATACGAACGAGACTCGTTTGGCCAACCAACTTTTTATTTATTACAAAAAAATGTATTGGCATCATCCGGTACCCGTGTCACTAGAACATTTAATGTTGGAGAGGCACGTGAGTTTTACGAACTAACACTACCAGAAACAAACATACTTGAAATAGAGTCTGTTACAGATTCATCGGGAAATAGATACTACGAAGTTCCATATTTATCACAAGACACCGTTTTACTTGATGAACCAAACGACAATAAGCATAACCCAATAAGTTCCGTATATGCTGATTCTGTACCATATATACTTAGGTACATAAGAACATCCCGAAGGTTTACTACGATGGTAAATGTGAACAATACAATGACTCTCGAATTCGGTGCGGGTACAGATAGGTTTGATGACGAAATAGTTGTACCCAACTTAAACAATGTAGGTAGAACTGTGAGATCAAGTCCAAACTTTGAGACATCAATCGATCCTGCAAATTTCTTAAAATCCGACAGTTATGGTTCAGCACCCTCGAATACTACCCTTACGATAAATTACTATGTAGGTGGTGGTGTTGAGTCAAATGTTGCATCAAATACCTTAAACCAAATATCAAATATTGATTTTGCGGATTCAACGGAGTATTTAGAAGATAATGACAGACAAATCTTAGAGACTATTAAAAATAGTTTAAACGTAAACAATCCAGAACCCGCGTTGGGAGGAAAATCAGGTGAAACTGATGATGAAATTAGATTAAATGGACTTGCTAGTTTTTCTGCACAAAATCGTGCAGTTACACGTGACGATTATGTGATAAGAGCATATTCAATGCCTGCAAAATTTGGGAGTATTGCAAAAGCATATGTTTCAAAAGACGGAATTCTTGACTCTAAATCACAATTAAATATTATAAAAAATACATTTAATGATGAAGTAAAAGTAAATCCCGCTGGATTGAATGTAGTTTATGGTGAATTAAACAACCCACTTGCAATTAATATGTATGTGTTGAGTTATAATAACAACAAGAACTTAACAGAACCAAATGAAGTGGTGTTAAAAAACTTAAAAACATATATGAGTAAATATAGGATGCTCACCGATGGTCTTAATATTACAAATGCGTTTATCATAAACTTCGGAATAAATTTTGAAATTTCAGTGTTTCATAATTTTAACAAAAAACAAGTATTACTTGAGTGCATAAGTTCAGTTTCAACTATGTTTGATATAGACAAAATTTCAATTGCTCAGCCAATTGAACTTGGTGAAATAGAATTAACACTTTCAACAATAGCAGGAGTTAAGTCGGTGGTTTCTGTTGAAGCAGTTAACTTGACAGTTGACGATGGTAATTATTCCGAAAATGAATATGATATAAAGTCAGCTACCGTTGGTAAAACAATTTATCCATCAATGGACCCATCAATTTTTGAATTAAAGTTTCCAGCAAAAGACGTAAGCGGGAGGGTATTATAATGATTACTTTTGTATATTCTGAAAAAAGTTGTACTTTATATAAGCACTATAAGTTTAAAAACACAGGATCAGATGAAATTCTAGAGTTGGAAAACGATTTTGCTACAAATGGTCAACGACTGTTGTCTAGAATATTAATAAAATTTGATTTATCTAATTTAAAACCAAATGTAATTGATGATGTACGATATTTTTTAAATTTAAAAGTAACTCAGAAAACTGAACTTGAAAACAATTCTAAAATTGAAATTTTTCCAATTAAAGGTGATTGGGAAGAAGGCAAAGGAAGATTCGCGGACCACGAAATAGATTACTCTGGTGCATCATGGGGATACAGAGATTCAAATTTAAATGAGTGGAGCGTAAGTTCTTCTAATATTCAAAAAGACGGTGGTGGTGCGTGGTACTCTAAAGTTACTGATTCAACTGAAACCGAGTTTGATCTTGACACAAGTGGGTGGTTTAGAAACGAATTTTCCGATATGCGAGTCGATGTTACACAAGTTGTTAATTATTGGTTATATTCGGGACTAGAAAATCAAGGTTTTTTAATAAAGTACGCAAATGAAGGTGGTACCCGTGCAGGAAATGTAAAGTTCTTTTCAAGGTCAACAAACACCGTGTATTACCCATACCTCGAAATGTGTAAAAATGATTTTAAATTTGAACCGTGTGAAATCACACCAACTTACACAACAAATGAAATCTCGTTGGATAGTGGGTCGATAGACTCGGGATCATTAGACTCGGGATCATTAGATTTCTACGAAACAACCCAAACAGAACAAAATACAAAAAGTAACAATGATCTTCAAAAATTAGAATCAGATGACATAATACCTAAAATCAAACGAATAAAAAAACAATATGCTATAAAAGCAAAAGAAAAAATAAAAATTGGTGTTAGAGAAAGATTTCCTCAAAAAAAGTTTTCAAACCGATCAAGATATAATTTAGAATATTACACAACAAATAATATTTTCTATTCTATACGAGATGCGGAAACAGAAGAAATAATAATAGACTTTAGTGAGTTTACACAAGTAAGTTGTGATTGCTATGGACACTATTTTAAATTCGATTTTAGTTGTCTTAGCATCGGTAGATATTATAGATTTTTATTAAAAAATGAATCATCAGACTCTTCAGAAATTTTAATCGATGAACGAACATTTAAGGTAGTGTATTAAAATGGCATATAAATTACCATCATACATTTCTGATTACAATTTTAAATCTTCTGAATTAAGAAAATTAATTGACGAAGGTCTCGTTGAAAATAAAGTAGATGATTACGGAAATGTTATTTTGAAACCAGAACTTCCTTCTAACAAAGATCACGAAGTTTCAAATCAACTAATGATTTTAGAAAGATATAACACAGAAGTTTCACCTGACCTAATCGAACAATATTATGAAACGAGTTTCTCAGAGTTTACTGATATAATTGATGTAGATGACGAAAATTCTCAGTTTCAAGAAAGCAATGAGATATCAGATGAAGTAGATGAACAATTAAAAAGAGAGCAAATATTAAATACTCAAGTAGATGAACTTGTAAATGCACTTGAAAAAGAAACTCAAAGAAATATAAAATTCCAAGAAGATGCCGAGAGTAATTACAACGCAACTAAAAATTTATTAATACAAATGAGAATTAAAAACGGAGAAGGAACTGATCCATCCGATTTTAATGACGCATTTCCATTTTTACCAAAAAATAATACAAACGAATCAATACCTGAAAATTCTCCTTATGTAGTTCCTACCGAAAATTAAAGCAAGGGTTATGAAACAATTTTTACCATATATTGAGAACCTACCAAGTCTCAACACAAATCAGCAAGTAGAACAAGGATATCTATTTGGTGAAGACGCACATGGAAAGATAGTAACAGATACCAACATTTCTGGTAAAAAATTTGGAAATTACTCTAAAGATGTAATCGAGTTTTCGGTGTATTCTACGACAGGAGAATTACTTGGTTGGAAGATTGTTGAGAGGGAAGAAAACTATTCGCAAAAGGATGTATCTTTCATTAACAATGAAGGAGTTCGTGTAGAAAAGTCTGTTTCTTATTTAGATTCGGTGTATCCAACTACATCCACCGGAGATATAATAATATCCCCAATACACGAAATGTTGTCACTTGGATTAACACAGGGGGAGTATAAAATAAGAACTTCGCAAAGAAGTGATTTAGTAGGCTCTTTTGATAATCCAGTAAAACTTAATTTAACAAAAATTTCAACATCCAGAACTGAATTAAAAGCAGTTCCACAATCATTAACAAATTCAACGTCACCAAATGATATATCATTTAATTTTGAATATACTAATTTCATAAAAAAAGAAGTTTTAGTCGCACACATATATAACGAAACACACAACCTATTGACTAATCGTTCTTTTTTGACAGAACTTGAAGAAAAATTTATTTCCGGAAGTACAACTGATTATGATTATTATGTTCAAAAAATATCAACAGACTTTTCCATAGATGAATATAGATTACTATCTGAGTTAGACTCGTTATATAAAACACTATATGATTTATATAAACAAACTTTAGTAAGTAATTACAACGAAGTGTTTTCCAAACAAAAATTCTTGTCTGAATACATCAAGTGTGCAGAATATATCTTAAACTCTCATTATAGATTTGTAGGAAATAAAAATTCTGAAATAAAAGTGTTTTATAAGTTTATGCTTTTACAAAACTTTGATTCAGTTGAACTTGATAATATTTTTAATGAACGATTCGATAAGTATCTTACAAATATTTTAAATTTTGGAAACGGACTTTCAATTCCGTTTTTAAAATATGGAGTCTCATCGTCAACGAAGACAGACAATACCCATCCTGAAATTGTAATTAAGACACTCGAACCTTTACCCGAATGGGTTACACCTGACTCTTTGTTTTATATTTCTAGTAACAACCACTCAAATGACATAGTTCAGAATATAATAATCAGACCAGATGAAATTGATACCTCCAATACTTACAAATTAAGAGGTCCTAATTTTACACAAATGGTCACCGATTCATCTACAAAAAAATATACCATGTCAGGTGAAGATGACGGATTGATAACTGAAGACGAAGATTATTTAACCGCATCCGACTTTTTTAAAACAACAAACAAGGACGTAAGTTCACTAAATGTCGATTACTCAGATTTCAGTAATTTTGTAAAATTTTCTTCTGCAAGAAAACGAATAGATAATTTTATTTTAAAACTAACAAAAATATCATCTATAAAAGTAAAATTAAAAGAAAGTTATGAACGAATCGAGACTCTTATAGATCAAGCAAACAGAGGATTAATGTTACAAGATGATGCTGATCGTGCAATATTGAGCATACGGACAGAAGATGTATCTTCTGATACAACTAAATTAAAAAAAGAATTACAATCACTTACACCTTATGAAAAATACTTGTATTATGAAAACACACCAGACAACTGGCCACGTGAGTCATCTTTTATAATTTCGGGTTTTACTGGTGCAACCTCGGTTGCAAACGGAAAATACAAAATGGGTGCTACATCAAAGTACGATGTGGACAGAATTTTCATAAGAGAAATAAACAAAGAATGGAAGATAGTATGGGATTCACTAGTCGATAAGTGGAAACTCACAAATTCAGATGAAAGTAAATTTATTTATTCAAACAACTCAAATTTAAGTGGTGGATTCACGGCTACAGATGATAATAATATGGGTTTTGAAAACCAAGAATCTAATTTTAGTAGAGCATATTTGGAAAATGAGTATTCAAACCAAACTGCAATTTTTCCACCCCAACTTATACCATCTGATATTAAAGAATTTAAAAAAACAAATGCATATTTCTGGTATTTAAATAAAGCAGAAGAAGCAGAATCATTCGATAAATTAAATGATGATTCTTTAAAAAATAACATACCTGAGTTTCTAACTAGAAGTGACGAAAATAAAGATTTTACAAAGTTTCTTGATATGATTGGAGAGCACTTTGATATTCTTGTAATATACATTGATTCTATGCTTCATACTCGTACAATAAGAAATTCATCCCAAAAAGGAGTACCAAATAATTTAGTTTGGTTTGTTATGAATTCTTTTGGTTCACGATTTTTAGGAAGAGAGTTCGGCGGAGACGGTGAATCAATAGACATAGACAGATTAGGTGGTTTAGTGGTAAATGATCGAGATACTATATGGAGAAGAATTTTAAATAATCTTCCTTATATACTCAAGACTTCGGGTACTGAAAGTTCTATTAGGTCATTACTTAGATGCTATGGAGTACCTGATTACTTATTTAACATACGGGAATTTGGTGGCGTCAATTATAATACCGACTCATATAATGA